CACGAGTGCGCGCAGATCGATGCGCGGGTAAACGGCTTTACGTGCCATTTCAACAAGGGCGAATTGCGCCTGCACTTGCACGTAAAAGATGAGGAGCTGGAGCGCAGCCCGGAACGAAAAAAACAGGTCTACTACGCGCTGGATAAAATTGCGCTGCGTTATCTTGAGCTGGGCGGCAGAGGCTATACGGTTGTTTCCGATCACTGGCCCGCTGGCCGCGAGCGGACCTGCGCCAGAGCGCACAAACGACCGCACAGCTTGGCCGTCTATTGCAACGATTTGGACCTGGCGCCTAACACGGGACCGGGCACCGGGAACGAAGCGCGGTACGTTACTGTTCAGTAGCATCACCATGCGCCTCCCATCCTGAGCCCGCTTTCCACTTCCACATCCACATCGTTATCCATCTCCGCGCCGCGCGAGCGCACGTTCACGCCGTCGGCGGTCGTCACTTCCAGCTTGATGGTGCCCTTCAGCTCGTTGGCTCGGCGCTCGCTGTTCAGTGCCGCCTGCGCGCTGTCGTTGCCGAGCGCCGCCAGCATGCGGGCGACAGCGCGGCCGATGACGTCGCTCATGGTCGTTCCTTCGATAAAGCCCTTATTGATTGCGGTGCCGGCCGCGTAGCTGAGACCGGCGGTCGCCAGAAGTGGGTGACGCTGCGCCAGCGCAACAGCGCCGGAACCAAATCTCTTGAGTAACCCGCCGGCGCGACCGGCGCCCTTGGCGCCACCAGCCGCGCCAGCCAGACCGCCGGCCGCACCGGGGTTGGTAACAAATACCGGCAACGGCAGCGGCATGCCGCCGAGCGCGCCGCCAGCGGCGCCGGCCGCCCCTTTGCCGAACAGCCCCTTGCCGACGTTGTAGGTTTTGCGCGCCAGCACCGCGCCGCCGAGCGCCAGGCCGGCATAGCCGAGCACCTTGAGAATCTTGCCGGTGTTCTCGCTGCCCAGGGCGTTAAGGAGATCCGCCAGGCTCTGGATGGGGCCGGTCAGAGATTCGTCGGCGAACTTTTTCCACGCCGAATACAGGTTGGTGAGTGCCGCGCTGGCGGTCGCGGCGTTGCGCGCCGAGTCGGCCAGCAGCTGTCCGCCGCTGCCTTGCATGGCGAGAAATTTATCGAACGACTCGAAGCCGCGACCGCTCTTGAATTCCAGGGCGAACGCGCGGATGGCCTTCATGGCGCGCAGGTCGAACACCTGGGCGAGCTTCTCTTCGTCGCCGCCGGAGGCCTTGATGATGTCCTTGATGATGTCCGGAATCGGGCGGAACTCCTTCACGCCTTTCTTGAGCTGCTCCGCGTCGAACACCTCGATGCCCTTGCCGCGCAGATCGGCGATGCCCTCGGACGTGAGTGTGGACATGAGCCGCTGGAAATTGGTGGAGGCTTCGGCCGCCGAGCCGCTGGTGCGCATGATCATCTGCAGCATGGCGCCCATCTCGCGCACCGCCACCGGACCCTTGCGGCCGGTGGCGGCGTAGGCGGCGGCGACCTCGTTCATTTGCGTGGCAAAATCCTTGAGCTCGAACGCGCCGGCCTTGCCTTGCAGCGAGAGGCTGTCGATGGTGCGCAACACCGCGTTCGCTTCGCTCACATCGAACTTCTCGAACAGGTTGGCGATGGTCGCGCCCACGTCGACGCCCTCGGCGCCGGTGGCACGCATGGTGCGCGCCATGTTGGCCAGGTTGGCCTGGGCAATGTCGAGCCGGCCGGTGCGCTTGACGATTTCCTCGATGGCGTCGATCAACCCATCCGGGTTCACGCGCGCATCGGCGAGCTGCGCGGTTTCGAAGATCTCCTTTTTAAGTTTGTTGATGCCCTCGGCCGAGACATCCGCGTTGATGCCGAGCTGCGTGAGGCGCGCCTCCAGCGAGACCAGCTGGCGCACGGTGCCGACGGCGGCGGCGCCGGTGAGGAAGGCGGTGTAACGGTTGCCCACGCGATCCAGCGCGCGGCCGGTGGTGGCCGCCGCATTCGACAGGCCGTGCAGGTAGCGGCTGCCCTTGCTGGAAAACTGGCGCATCGACTGCGTGTAGCGCGCCGCGGCCCGCTCCAGGTTGCCGTCCAGGTTGATGGAGATACTGGTTCGCAGTTCAGTCATGTACGTTGCGCTTCATGAGACGCAACAACCGCCGCAGCGGTTGTTGGCGGAATTCCGTTATGCGCCAGCCCTGACGCACGAACAGGGGCTCGACGGCATCAAGTGCCCGTGCCGTCGCCTGCATCTCGCCCCCGCTGCGTCACCTCGCGGGACGCGGCTTCGCTTTCGGCGGCGCCATCGAGTTCGTCGGCCTTTTTCTGGATAAGATCGAGGTCGACCGGGTGGAGCAGCTTGATCATGTCGAGGCTGATCGGCCCGCCGACATCGCCGATGCGCACGATCTGCCGGCGCAACACGTGGATGCCGACCATCGCCGGGCTGGCGACCAGGGTGGGCACCAGCTTGTTGTTCTCGACCGCGTACACCAGCTTCTCCGCTTCCTCTTGCGCCTCGATGATGTCGCCGG